ACGAGACAAACACTACAGAAGGTGGTTATGTTGGTTCAAAAATGTATACTGAGAATTTGGAAAATGCTAAGACGGCATTTACCAATGCATTCGGTGATATGATATTAACTCATAAAGAGTATCTAGTTAATGCAGTCTCATCTGGACGAGCATCTGCAGGAGCATGGTTTGAATCTACAGTAGAATTGATGAACGAAATTATGGTATATGGTTGTCCAATCTATACTCCAATGTCAAATGGTTCGTCAATTCCTACTCTATATACAGTAAATAAAGAACAGCTTGCATTATTCCAGCTCGATCCAACAAAGATTAACATTAGAGCAACCTATTGGCTTAGAGACGTTGTGTCTTCTGCGAGTTTCGCGGATGTGGGCAGCCTTGGCCTTGCGTTCTATGGCAGCGCGTCGGCCTCTCGTGGGGTTCGTCCTTATGCTCCTATTGGTTAGTTAATCTAGGGGCCTTGTGCCCCTTTTTTATATTTTCCGTATGTAGGTTACGAGAAACAGTGTTATAAAAATTTATAGAAGGAGAAAACAATATGGATGAAAAAATCTATAAAATAACTTTGAGCGACGGAACAGTAATAGATAATCTATCGCTTAATGGAAACAATTATATTTCTTCGGAAGAAATAACTAAAGACATTTTTAATGATAATTGTTTTCCAGTAATAATTTCTGATGGTGAAAATGAGGAAACTCATGACGCTATGGAACTAATACACCTCACTAAGATGGGAGAGCAGTATTGGTTTGCGCTTAGAGATTTATCTGAAGCCGAGCTTGAATCCATCAAGAATCGTTCAGATATTGAATACATTGCACTTATGTGCGATATTGAACTTTAGAGGAAAGGAGATTCACCATGAGTCATAGCAATAAATTTGACAAGGTTAAGTCATACTACATGACCATTTACAAAGGAGAAAGAATGTGGAATGAGGCTCGTGTCAAGAATGCCGTAGAAAAGAATTGGATTACATCAGAAGAATATGAAGAAATTGTTGGTCAGAAGTACGAAGCATGAGCGTTATAGCTTCTAAACGTAAGGAATCGAAACTCGAAGCTATAATATATGCTAAGGAATTGCATAATATGTTAATAGATTTTATGCTCCGTGATTTTGGAGTTAAGAATTTAGAACACATGGTTCAACTTAGATATGCTTATGGTAAAGACGAAACAGAAAATTATTCTAAATATAGCTATCTCATGATTAATTACAAAAAGCGTATTGATAAGCTGACAAACTCGTTAGTGAACAATGTAAGAGCAGCTAATGCATTATACCCAACTTCAATGCATGAATATGAAATTAGACGTGACTATCAAAATGTGGCGATAGCAAATTGCGAGCAACTAATGAACGAACTCCAACTTATAGTCGAGACCTTTGACGTAGATGTGAATCTATACAGTAGATATACTAAAGCTATCAACCGAGAAATCGGATTGATAAAAAGTTGGCGTCAACATGATAACAAATTCAAAGCACAGTTTCTAAAAAATGGTGACATCTGTTAATTGCGTTGTGTCTTCTACGAATTTCGCGAATGTGAACAACAATGGCAATGCGAACTATAACAACGCGTCGAACTCTAATGGGGTTCGTCCTAGATTCTTCAACTAACCAATGAAGAAGGAGATGTCGTCATTTCCTTTAAAGGATAAATGACAAAGACCTAAAGCAATTTACTACGGTAAGTATTGTTATAACGGTGAATATATTAGTGCATGAATTATGAGGAAATAATCTGTGACGCCAACAATTTATACAAAGCTTATAAATCCTCAATTAAAGGTAGCAAATGGAAAGAATTAACACAGAAGTTCATGCTGAATTTTCTGTGTTATATTTTTGAAATTCAAGATGACCTCTTAAATCGAACTTATACAAATAGTGCAACACAAGAGTTTGAATTGCGAGAAAGAGGTCGTATACGGGCTATTACAAGTAATCATATTCGTGACAGAATTGTTCGCCATGTCTTATGTGACGAAGTACTTATGCCAGAGGTAAAGAAGCACATTATTTATGATAATTGCGCTTCGATAAAAGGCAGAGGTATTTCACTACAAAGAAAAAGATTTGAAATCCATCTTCACAAATACTTTAAACTATATGGTAATCAAGGATGGATATTGTTTGGTGATTTTTCAAAGTTTTATGACAACATAATCCATGAAATAGCCAAACGAGAATTATTAAAGCTGTTTAATGATGACGAGTTTATTGAGTGGCTTTTAAACGTTATATTTGACGATTTCAAAGTTGATGTTTCGTATATGACGGACGAAGAATTTGATAAATGTCTAAATAATGTATTCAATAAACTTGAATATCGAAACATTCCTAAGACTAAACTTACTGGCGAGAAATGGCTTGAAATATCGGTCAATATAGGAGACCAGTTTTCTCAAATAGTAGGCATATATTATCCATATCGTATTGATAATTATGTAAAATACGTAAGAAGTCAAAAGTTTTATGGAAGATATATGGATGATTGGTATATCATGAACCCTAGCAAAGAAGAGCTTAAAGATTTGCTAGAAAATATTATGATTATAGCGAAAGAATATGGAATCCATATAAATACTAAGAAAACCAGGATAGTTAAAATCTCAGGAACATATAAATTTTTACAAATAAAATATTCACTTACAGATACAGGCAAAGTAATAAAAAGAATCAATCCAAAACGAGTTACTTCGATGGTAAAGAAATTAAAGAAATTGTCAGTTAAGGTAAAAAATGGAGAGATTCCATACGAAAATATTGAAAATATGTTTCGTAGCTGGATGGGAGCACATTATAAGCTCTTGTCCAAACTTCAAAGACGTAAATTAATACAGTTGTATGAGGGCTTGTTTAATAAAGAAATCACTATAGTAAATAAAAAGATGATTATATCCGATAAGTCTTCATTGTGTGCTTGATAAGGAGGGTAATCATGGAACCATTGGTTCAGATATTGCTTACTATCTTTAGCTCAGTTCTAGCATCTTCTGGTTTATGGGCTTATTTAATGAAAAAGAATGAGAACAAAGATGTAAAGACAAAAATGCTCATTGGTTTAGGGCATGACAGAATAATGTATTTAGGTATGCATTATCTGGAACGTCGTGACGAAAATGGAGAGGCATATATTACTAGAGATGAATACGAAAATCTAAACGATTATTTATATAAACCATACAAAGAAATTGGCGGTAATGGTTCAGCCGAACGAATAATGAAAGAGGTTGATAAACTACCAATAAGAGAACATCATCAAAAATAGAGGAGGTGAAATCATGACAATAAGTAATAAGGCTTATGACACAATCAAATGGCTTGCAACTTATGTTCTTCCTGCAATTGGCACATTATATTTTGCATTAGCTAGCATCTGGGGATTGCCATATGGAGAGCAGGTAGTAGGAACTATAACGGCTATCGATACGTTCTTAGGGGCAATAATCGGAATCAGTTCTTACAATTACAACAAAGATAATAGCTGATTATCCGTACGTAGGTTACTTTTATATTTGCTAACATAGCAGATATGGAGGTGATAACTTATGACAGAAAAGCGTTTACTATCAGTTGCAGAAACAGCAGAAATATTTGGAATAGGACAACACCGTATACGTGATATTGTTCGTGAAGATTATGAATGTAGATACCATCTTACAATCGGGCGAGTAATACGCATTAAACGGAAGCCTTTCGAAGAGTTTATTGAACAAGTCGAGCAAATTTGAAATCGACAAAGTGCTTTAAGTGTGGTATGATAGCTATTGTATCACATTTGAAGCACTTCTTTAAATTTATATTTAACGGAGGGCTAAAAATGGCAAATAAAAAAGCAAGCGAAAAGAATAAACCAATTAGAAAAACTCTAAGAGATAATGAGTTCTATAATCCAAAAACAAAGAGGTACGAATATCGTTACAAAGATATTTATGGTAAATCAAGAGTTGTCAGCTCGTATCGACTAGAACCGACTGACCAATTGCCAAAGGGTAAGAAATCTGGGAAAAGTCTAAGAGAGAAAGAGGAAGAGATTATTGCTCTGTTAAAAGATAATCGAGATATCGATAGCGGTAAAATTACTCTATTAGAATTGGTGAAAGAATATTTGCAGCATCTTCTAAATAGGAAGAAATTGAGTCATAATTCATTAATTGTATACAACGTAACTATTAATTGTCTTAATGAGTATAGATTAGGGCATATGCCCATATCAGAAATCAAGCCTATTCATTGTGAAGATTGGCTTACTGATATGAAAAAGAAGTATAAGGGTTCCTCCATTCAAACGCACATTAGTTTAATTAAACGTTCGTTTGATTATGCAGTTGATTATGAATATATTTCAAAAAATCCATTTAGACGTATTACAACTGATAGAAGCGATGCGACACCCAAAGAAGCGTTGTCCTTATATGATATGAATAGATTCTTGGATTTTTGTTCTAATGATAGACATAGTGTGCATTGTTACGATATGTTTTATATTTTGTTTTGGACAGGGCTTAGGGCTTCTGAGCTGTGTGGGTTAACAATCAATGATATCGATATGAATAATCGAACTATCAGAGTTGAAAAACAATTGCATTGTGTTAACCGCACTCATATTGTGTGTCCACCTAAAACTGTTAACGGTATTAGATGTATACCTATGACTGATGGTGTTTACGAACGTTTTCAACATTTATTGGACAATAGGTATTTAAGAGGCGATTTGGAACCTATATGTTATGACGAAAATGGAAAAGCGTATGAAGGATTCGTATTCCTCGCAACAAGAAGTCGCAGAACAATTGTACGTGCCAACATAGCGGAGTATCTACGAAATTGTATCAAACGATTTAACATGTCAAATCCAAACGAGCCCATTAGAAAATTTGAACCACATATTTGCAGGCATACCTTTGCGACTAATATGCAGGGATTACCACCGAAAACATTGCAAACTATTTTGGGACATGGTAATATTAGTACAACAATGAATATATATGTAGATGCAAAACCAAAAGAAGAACAAAGAAATCAAATGAATAATATAGCAGTAGAATGCTATAATCAAGCTAATTCGTAAAAATTTTCGCATACGAATTATATACGAAATCTTTTGAGTGATATGGTGTAATTATATGACACCAAAAAGAACGATATGATAAATCAGCAATGGGTGAACAATTTATATTTTAGGAAAGGATAATCTATTTACAATAGTTATAAAAACAATGATAGCTATAATAATTGCTTATGATAAGATTTTAATAACGTGATAGTTTGGAGGTATGTCTATGGAACGAAAAAATTTGCCAGTAGGGGTAGATAATTTTGAAATGCTTATCACAAGAGATTATTATCTTATTGATAAGACAATGTTTATAAAAGAATTAATAGATAATAAATCAAGCGTAAATCTCTTTACACGCCCTAGACGTTTTGGGAAAACCTTAAACATGAGTATGCTCCAATATTTCTTCGAAGATGCTAGAGAGCGTGACGGTCAAAAACATGACAACAGCTATCTTTTCGATGGCTTAAATATCATGTCACAGGGCGAAAAATATTTATCACACATGGGACAGTACCCTGTTATAAACCTTTCTTTAAAGTCGGGTAAACAACCTGATTTTGAGATGGCACATGCAAGTTTGATAGACGAAATCCAAAAAGAGTATTTCAGACATAAATTTATTTTGCTTGGCGATGCA